TCGTATCCGACGTCACAGTGAGCGATACGGCCTCGTCGAGCGGAACGAACGTCACCGTCGCCGTCGCGAGGTCGGTCGCATAGAGATCGGCCGTCGCGGTCGTCCCGATGTCGAGCACGCTCGACCCGTTGAACGCCGTATTGACCTGAAGGCCGGAGGCGGACTTCAGGATCGTGGCGCCGGCCGGGATGGTCCCGACGACGACAGCCTTCCCGTTGTCGGCAAAGCCGATCCGGGCTGCGATGTAATGCACGACGTGCGCGAACCGATCGCGCGCCGGCTTTCCGTTGTTGAGCGCCATGGCTCAGTCCTTTCGATGAGAGGATGGGAGGGGCGCACCGAAGCGCGCCCCGCGAACGCTCAGGCTCAGGCGTCCAGGGCCGCGCTGAAGAAGCCGGTGCAAACGCCCCATTGCTTGAGGGCGGTGCCGTCCATCGGATGCTTCTTGAAGGTCTTGGCGACCCCGTAAGCCATCTCGATGCCGCGGCCGTCGACGAAGTCGTAGTCGTCTTCCTTGCGGGTGACGGGCCGGGCCATCTGGCCCCATCCGAGAACGGCCGCCTGTTGCCCGCACAGATAGACCGGCTCGACGCGCGAGGTCGAGGCACCGGCCGTCTGGAGGTCCGTCCAGACGTTCGACACGTAGGTCGAAATCTGCGGCACCTTGCGGACGAGGATATTGCCGTACTGGAGGTCGCCCGGACGGAACAGCGGATTGCCGTTGCCGCGAACAGCCGCCTCCTTGTGGATGGTCGACAGACTCTCGAACAGGTCGCGATACGTGTTCGAGCCGACGAAGAGCACGAAGCTCTCGTAGCCGTCCCGGAGCTGGTACGGGCGGATCGCCGGGCTCGCCTGTTCCGCCATGCGCCCGAGCAGCGTCAGGGACGAATAGACGAGCTTGTCGTTCGTCGTGTCCACGTTGCCGAGGGCGGTGGCGAAGGTCGAGTTCCAGTTCCCAACCGCGTTGCCGAACAGAAGGCGATCCTGGTTCGCGACGCCGAAGGCGTTCCGCTGCGTGGCGTTTGACGCCTCCCAGCGGATCCCGTTGACGCGGTCCCCGTCGTCGGTCGAGTGAGCGACGGGAGCCGACTCGCTGGGCAGGGCCATGAAGGCCTCGATCAGCTCGTCGCGCTGAAGCTCGCGCCCCCAGTCGGAGAGCATGGGCCGGGCTTCGGCGAAGACGTCCGCCGAATCCTTGTGCTTCTCCGCCTTGGTCGTGAGCACGCCGTGGCGAGCCCAGTCGATCCACAGGCGCATGCCGTAGTTGTCGATCTTCTCCTCGTTGCCGACGAGAGGACCGCGACCGACGCCCTTGCCCGTCAGCTTCGTGACGAGCGGGATGTTCATCACCTCGCCGCCCTTCTTGGGCTCCTGACGAATGCGGATGATGGCGTTCATGCCCGTGCCCATGAAGGGCGAGAACATGTTCTGACGAACGAACTCGCGGTTGATGTCCCGCGTGAACTGAAGGAGAGCGTTGTTGCTCTGGACAGTGGTGACGGCCATGGCCGTATCCTTTCGTGGTCGCCGTCAGCGTCCGGGCAAAGAAAAACCCGCCTCGGGGGCGGGTGCTTTCGACCGGATGGGCGCTGCGGCTATCGGAGGGCTGATGCGAAAATCGCCCCGTCGCTCATGTCTCCCGGATCGTCGGCAGCGCTTCCGGCCGCCGGGATGCGGTTGAGGGAGGGGGGCATGGAAATGGCCGGCCGCGAGCCCTGCTGGGTCTGTTGGCGGGCCTGGACGTGGAGCTTTTCGATCAGAGCCTTGTTGAACGCGGGATCGGAGAGCTTGGCCTCGAGCTGCTTATCGAACCACGCCTGAGGATCGGAGCCGACCTGAGACATCACGCTCTGGCGCTGGTGCCACTTCATGATGTCGCTGTAGGGGTCCATCGACTGGCGTAGTTCCGCCTGGACGGCCTGCCCATTGACCTCGCCCCGCCGAATGGCGCCGTCGAGGGCTGAATAGGCCTCCCGGACCTTCTCCTCGCCGTACTGCTGGACAGCCAGACGTTCCGAGAAGAACTCTCGGATCCGCTGGACCTCCGACTGCACCGGCTGAAGCGCGCCCTTCGCCCATGCATCCGGGTCGTCCCAGATGGCGGTCGGTGGCTGCTCCTGCTGAGGTGCCTGAGGCGTGGCGGGCTGCGAACGCAGGAACTGGAGCTGTCGCTCGTATTCCTGCACGCGCCGCTCGGCTTCCTCGGCACGGCGGTTGGCTTCGTCCCGAGCGCGCGTGATCTCCCCCAGGCGCTTCGCCGGGACAGGCCGGTCGCCCGGATCGTCCGGCTGCTGCTCGGGTTCGGGCTGCTCTTCCGGCTGCTGTTCGGCGGCCGACTGCTCAAGCTCTTCCTTCTGAGGTGCCGCGAACCGGCCGCGCTCGTCGCGCAACAGGTCCGTGGGCTCCTTCGCCCCGCCCGGATCCGCCGTCACCGTCTCCGGTGCGGTTTCGCCAAGCATGGCGCCTTCGAACAATTCCTGATCGGTCAACTCTGACATGGTGGGTTGCTCCTGCCGTATCGTGGCGGGTCACGGGGTGCGCCGTATCGTGGCGCGGACGGAACTCAGTCCTGGCGGCCGGCGTGAGCTGCGGCGCGCTGAGAGGCCTGCTGCCTCTGCGTTTCGATCTGAACAGCGGCCTTCACCGCATCGCGCTCCATCTGCGCTTCGTGGCGCTGCTGTTCCAACTGCATCTGAGCGAAGTGCTTCTCGCGCTCGATCTGAAGCTGCTGGTCTGCCTTGGCGGCCTCGATCTCCATGTCGGCAGCGGCGCTCTCGCGCTTGATCTGCACGTCTGCCGCTTTGGCCTCGATGTCCGATTGTGTCTTCGCAGCCTGAAGCTGGGCATCCTGCCGCTTCGCCTGCATTTCGGCTTCGAGCTTCATCACCTCGGGATTAGGCTGCTGTGCGGCTTGCTGCTGGGCCTGCTCGATCATGCCGAGGAGCTTCTTCTTCACCGACGAAGCCAGCGGCGACATCTCGATCAAAACCGGTGGCGGCACGTTCGGCCCCATCGCCACGAGGGTGTCGTAGCTGTCCTGCATCTGCGTGATCGTGTCCGGCCCCTCGTCGAGGATGATATCGACGTCGAGATTGCCGATCGCGTTGACGATCGTCGGCTGGCCGGTCTGCGGGTCGATGCCGAGCCCGTTGAGCTTGATGAACTGCGCGAGGCCGTCGTCGTCGGTCACCCGGATGTAGCGCTCCGCCTGCCAGTGTTCCGTGACCATGTTCCAGATCGCGCGGTAGACCCGCACCTTCCAGCCGCGATAGGCGAGCATGTATGGGCCAAGTTCGGAGATGCCCGCCTGCTGGAGGAGAGCGATGGCCCGACCGGATTGGTTCTCCCCACCCTGCCCGATCAAAGCCGGGTTAGGGCCGAAGTTCTCCATCTCGGCAAGGGCCAGTTCCAGCATCTTCGCCCAACCGGCAAAGTCGGCCGTCTGATCGTCCGTGACGACGTCCTGATTGAGGGGTCCGCTCAGGCCGGGGATTTCGATGACGCCATCCGGTCGCGCCCATTCCTCGCGCATCTTCTCGACGCCGCCCATCCCATCGGCCGCGCCCTTGCGCACGATCAGCCGGCGCGAGGCCAGGATGTGCTGCATCTTCGACTGCTTGGCGTTCAGGCTGTCCTGAGCCGAGCGCATCTGTCGGATGAAGCCGTAGCGATCCCCGTCGTGATCGACGGCAGCCGAGTACATGATGAACTTCGAGGCCGGCTTGCCCTTCTCATCCTTCAGGTAGGATTCGCCCTCCGCGAGGATCTGCGATCCGGTGAACAGAGCCCAGCACCAGCGGCCTTGATGCTGATACCAGCAATCGACGAGCCGGACGCGATGATTGGCCTCGTCGGACGGGGAGAACCATCGATTATCCCGGTCGCTGTCGCTCGACAGGTCATCGCTGCCGATGCCGACAAGCTCCTCGCCCATCTGCCGGGCCAAGTCTTCGGCTTGCTCCTCCGTGAGCCACTTGCCGTAGCCCATGTAGGTCGCATCGGAGAAATCAGGACGGAACGAGCGCGGATCGTAGAAGAATGCATCCGGATCGACGACGTCCATGCCGACTTCCGGGTCGCCCCGATCTCCTTCCTCAAGGATGATCTCGACCCCGCCCAGGCCATCGACCGCCCCGTCGAGCGCAACGAGAGGGCTCTTGGCGCGCCAATCCTGCTGATCGAGCACGTAGCGGAGGACGGACGTGGCAAGCTCCGCACCCTGCTCGTGCATCGGAGTGCGCGGGAATGCCTTCGGGTCCTGCCTCAGGCGCTCGATCACACCCACGACGCCGTTGATCTTCCGAGCGATGCGGTTGAACGTCATCGCCGGTTGGCGGCGCCGCCGAAGCTCCGCAAGCTGCCCGGCCGTCCACTGCGAGCCGTGATAGTACCGGCGGGAGTCCTTCTGCTCCTGGATTTCCTCCTGCTTGTCCTGGAGATAGGACGTGTAGGCGCGCTTCAGGCGCTGGAGGGGCCAATAGCGCGCATTCGGATCGACGACCGGGCGCTGGGGCGCTGGGGCCTTGTCGCCGAAAGCGAAGTCAGACGCGGCCGCCACGGCTAGGGCCTCTGACCCAATACGGATGTCGCGAAACGACGCGCGACATTGCCCACGCGCCATTGAAGAAGGAACTGCCTATCCGTTCTGTCACGGATACGTAGGCGCTTCTGCATATCCCGATAGCGAGGCATCCGCTCACGGATCCATGCCTTGTAATGCGCGAGGAAGGCACGATCGTAGGCGGCTCGCTCCTGAACGAGCGGAGTTTGAACAATGACGCGAGCACGCTGACGGTCAGCGAACTCGATCATAGCCGCTTCGTGAGCGGCAATGCGGGCGGCGTAGACAGCCGGGTTGACGCGGGTCGCAAGGAAGCTGTCGTACGAGTGCATCATCACATCGTCATCCATGCGCCGTCGGCAGACGAGCGGTCCGTCGAGGTCCGATAGTCGCTCGGCTGGCGGCGCTCAGGCTGTTTCGGTGTAGGCACCCACGGCCGCGACATGCAGCCATATCGGGCTTCGTCTGCCGCGTGGTCCTCGGCATCCGTGTCGATGTCCTCCGGCTTGGCCTCGTCGTGCTGGAGGACCGGCACTGTGCGGATGAAGTCCCGACAGGTGGAGAAGACGTAGAGCATGGCCTTGCCGTCCTCTCCTCGAAGCCTCTGCCGCATCATGTCCCAGCCGCCCATCGCGCCATCGCGAGCGACGCGCTTGTTGTCGGCAGGGCGGAAATAGACGCCGCTCGCCGCCATGCGCTCCGCGATCGAAGGCCCGCCGTCCTGGGCGAAGGCAGCAGGGTCGAGGACGCCGTACGAGATTGTCTCGCCGGCCTCGCGACTCTTGATGCCTTCGGCCACCTGTTCGGCTGTCAGCTTGAGGCCGACGTTCGGGGCGCTGGCGCCGTACCATTCGCGGTAGCGGACAATAGCCCCGCGCGGGATTTTTCGGTGAGGAATGGATTGGTCCGCAGAATGGACCGAAAAGTCATCTCCAACGACCGCCCACCATCCAACACTGAACGGACGGGCTGATCCCCAATCCATGGAACGGAAGCGGAGCCAGTCAGCCGGGATCGCAAACGGCGCAACGACATGCTTCGCCTCGCTCCACTCATCGAAAAACGCACCCTCAACCGCGTTCCAGTCCCCATCGAGCCATGCTCGCACCAATTCTGCGGAGCCGGTGAACGACAAGCGCGACTTGTATAGCGGATCACTCTCCAGAAGCTCGCGATTGTCCGTCAACCGCGAGGGAATCACCGCCATGCGGATCACCTCGCCGGTCACGCTCGTTCGCGTCAGAAGCTTCGGCCCCCGAGGGAACGGGACCAGCTTGTAACGCTCCCGCAACCAAAGCTGACCTGACCCGCCTGGATTGGCGGTGAGGATAAGCTGGGTCGGCACACCATGGGCAGAACGAAGCGCGCCATACAGTTTGTCGATGACCTTCGGGTCCGAATACTGGCCGGCCTCCTCAACCCATGCATCCGTCAGGTTCTTGCCCTGCTCGTTCTCGGCATCCTTGGGGGACTCAAGATAACCGAAGCGAATGCGAGCCCCGTTCTGGAACCTGAACAAAGGCATTGGGGATGCCGTGTATCGCGCCCCGAGCGGCAGATAGATCTCCTTCGCCCGCTCTATCGTATCTTCGAAAGATAACCCCGTCTTACGAAACCCCTTGGCGCTGAACCGCTCACCATATCGCTTGGCCTTCAGAGCCCATTTTCCTAGGACACCGTCGGTTTTTCCGCCCCCTCTAGCGCCTCCGAAGAATACCTCAGGGGTGTTGCAATCGACTAATGCCTTTTGCGGCCCCGGCTGCGGCCTCCAAACGATCTCAGTGCTCGGTCGCGTGCTTGGCTTTCCATTCGTCGTCGGTGAGAGGTTCATCGCTGACATCATGGTTGATGTTCACGTTCTCGGTGCGCTCGACGAACATGCCGAGTTCCTTGCCAAGGAGCTGAAGCGCCTGGTTGCTCGGGGCGAACTCGCCGGCCGCCTTCGCATCGACTGCGTTCGACACCAGCTTTTCGATCACCCATTCGCGGCTGATGACGACGTTAGCGGCGGCGCGCTGCTTCAATTCGTCAACGCGACGCATGATTTCGTCATTCTTCGTCAGGCGCGTGCTGTTGCGGACATCACCGAAGACGGC